GAGGAGCTTTTCCGGATGCTCACCTCCGTTTCCCATTTTGCCGCGGGCATGAAATGGCAGGAGCGCCGGGCGGTGCTGTTCGACATGGCAGGCACCCTGACGGACAGGCAGATCATGGAAGGAAACCCCGCCTTCGCCCCGCTGCTGGAGGCTCTGGGCAAGCTGACCCTGCCGGAGCTGAAGGCAAGGCTCCTCCACCGGAAAAAGAGCTTAAGCGGCATCCGGGACGACACCCCTGCCCGGATCAGCGAATGCCGGCGGACATTGCAGGATATGGCGGAGCTGGACTTCGCCGCCGCCAGAGCGGAGGAACAGGCCCTTACCCGGCAGATCACGGACCTGCAGCAGCAGCTATGCGCATTGGGGCAGAATACTGCCCTGGAAGCCCTGGAGCTGAAGCTCCGGGAGCTCACCCTCCGCCGGGAGCAGCTGGAGGGCCGCAACCGGGCTCACCGGGAAAGCCAGCGCGCTCCCGGCACCGACCCGGAGGCCCTTCGCCGGGAGCTGACATTGGAAAGCTCACGGCTGGAAAGCTGCCAAACCTTCCTGGAAAACACCCGGCAGCGCCTTGCCCGGCTGGAAGCGGAGCTGCGCAGCAGCCGCAGCCTGTACAGCCGGATCAACGAAGAAGCCTTCACCGGGGGCATCTGTCCCACCTGCGGCCAGAAGCTGCCCTTGGAGCAGCTGCAGGAGGCCACAAGGCAATTCGAGATACAAAAAGAAGAACGCCTTGCCGCCCTGCTGGAAAAGCTCCGGCAGCTGGAAGAAGACAGGCATCAATCCCAAGATCAGGCCGTGGCCATGGAGCGGGAGCTGCGGCAGCGGCAGGCCCATGGGGCCCGGCTGGAGGAAGCCCTCCGCCGCTCCTGTGCCGTTACCCTCCGGGATATGGAGGGCTACGGCGAGGAAAAGGCCGCCCTGGACAAAGAGATCGACAGCCTGCGGCGGCAGCTGCAGGGGCTGAGTCTGAACGCTTCCCCGGTGCGGCAGCAGCTCAGCGCCCGGCTGAAGGAGGCGGAGGAACGGCTGCGGGCCGTCCAGGGCATTCTGGCCCGGGAAGCCATCCGGGAAAAGACCGAGCAGCGGATCGAAGCCTTGCGAGCCGAGGCCCGCGGCGCTGCCCAGGCGCTGGAGGAGATCGAGCAGCTGCTGTACCTGATGGAGGAATTCACCCGGTTCAAGGCCCGGTTTGCCCAGGATAGCATCAACGGTCATTTCCGCATCGCCTCCTTCCGGCTCTTCCGGGAGCAGGTAAGCGGCGGTCTGGAGGAGCGGTGCGATGCCCAGTATGACGGCGTGCCCTTCCTGGGGCTGAACAACGGCATGCGGGTGAATGTAGGCATCGACATCATCAACGCCCTGAGCCGCCATTACGGCGTGAGCGTGCCCCTGTTCATCGACAATGCCGAGGCGGTGACCCGGCTGGAGGACTGCAGCGCCCAGCTGATAAGGCTGGTGGTGAGCGAAGCGGACAGGACGCTGCGGGTGGTATAGCCATGGGAAGACCGGGGATCATGCTGTATTTTGACATTCTGGAGCCGATCCGGGTGCTGCCGGACGAGGACAAGGGACGGCTGCTGGTGGCCATTCTGGAATACGGCAAGGATGGCACGGCTCCGGAATTTGAGGGGATGCTGGCCCTGGCCTGGGGCTTCGTGCGGCCGAAGATCGACCGGGACCTGCAGGAATACGAGCGCACCGTGCTGCGGCGGCAGTATGCCACCTTCTGCCGGGAGCGGAAAAAGAAGGGCGAACCGGAGCTGAGCTTTGAGGAATGGCTGCTCAGCCACAATCACCACATGATATCACCTGATGCGCCTGATGGCCCATGGTATCCAGCTACAGCTACAGCCCCAGCCGCAACCCCACCCACAGCCACAGCCACAAACACAATCACAATCACAAATCCAGCCGCAGCCCCAGGCGCCCAGGCGCTGGCGGCAGCAGCGGCAGAGAGAAAGCTGAAAAAGCTGAATGGGGCCCTGGGCCAGGGAGCCGTGAATCTGTCGGACTATCAGATCGACCGGCTGCTGGAAATGATGGGTGTGGATATGTTTGACTATTACGTAACCAAGCTGGCGAATTTCATCCTGCGGGAAGGGGCCAGCGTGAAAAATCACTACAGCACCATCATCAAATGGTGGACGGAGGACAGCACCTGCTGAGCCTCCCCGGGCGAAACAAAGGAGGGATCGCCATGCCCACAAGCAGAACCGACACCAGGGTCCAGTGCCCTTTCTACCAGTACGACGAGAGCCTTGCCAAAAAGCGCAAGCACAAAATCGTCTGCGAGGGGATCATCGACGGCAGCACCCTGGTGCTGAACTATAAGTACAAACGGGATTTTCGCATCCAGCTGGATACCTTCTGCTGCGAATACTACGACCGGTGCGAGGTCTACCGGATGCTGATGCAGAAATATGACGACGAGGCCAGCTGAGGGCCCCGTCGGCAAAATGGGGAACCGTTGCCGCCGGGCGATCGATGATCGCCCCTACGACCATTAACCAACGTACCGGCGAGGCTCGTAGGGGCGGTCATTGACCGCCCGCGCGGAGAGGCCTTACGGTTTCGCCGGTCGCTGGGCGAAATGGCAAGGTGCTGCTGCACGGGCGATCGATGATCGCCCCTACCGATTCTATCATACGTTCCGGCGGGGCTCGCAGGGACGGTTGGTATTCACGCTGCCTTTTCTGGTATCATAGCCGGTTGGTATCACGCTTTCTTTCCTGGTATCATGGTGGAAACGAACCACAGGAGGGATACACGTGGAAGATTTGCAGGAGATGAAAACCGGACACCTGGCCACGCCCGCCTCTTACCCCCATATGGCAGAGGAAACAGCTCCGAAAAAGAAGCGCCCCAACCGGGCCGCAAGGCTGAGCAACGCCGCCGACCTGCTGGTGGACAAAATTGCCCAGCTGGTTCTGGAAGCAGAGCCTGAGGTGCTGGAGCCCAGGTCCATCCGGTCTTTGGCGGCGGCACTGAAGGATCTGAAGCAGGTACAGGGCGTTTTCACCCCCCTGGAGCGCAAGGCACTGGAAGCCCGCATCGCAAAGCTCCAGGCTCAGCCCAGGGAGGATGCTTCGGACACCATAGAGGTGGTATTCGCGGCGGGACCGGAGGGCTGGAATGAATAAGAAATCAAACAATCAGGGCAAACAGCAGCTTGTGCTGTCCCGGCCCACGGAAAAGCAGGCCCTGTTCCTTGCCGCCAGAGCCCGGCACGTGGGCTACGGCGGCGCAAGAGGCGGCGGCAAGAGCCACATCGTGCGGGACAAGGCCAAGCGGCTTTGCCTGCGCTACCCCGGCATCAAAGTGCTCATCGTCCGCCGGACCATGCCGGAGCTGAAGGCCAACCACATCCATGTGCTGAAAAAGGAGATCCCGGCGACCATCGCAAAGTACAACCAGGCCGAGCGCACCTTCTTCTGGGCCAACGGCTCCACCATCAAATGCGACTACTGCGACAACGACGGCCACCTGATGCATTTTCAGGGCTGCGAATACGATGTGATCTTCCTGGAGGAAGCCACCAATCTGCAGCAGAGCTGGATCGAAGCCATCACGGTCTGCTGCCGGGGCGTCAACGATTTCCCCAAGCGGATCTACTATACCTTTAACCCCGGCGGCCCCAGCCACGGCTACTTAAAGCGGCTGTTCATCGACCGGAAATTCCAGAACGACGAAAAGCCGGAGGACTACCTGTTCATTCAGGCATTGGTCACGGACAATGTGTTCCTGATGGAGCGCCAGCCGGAATACCTCTCCTTCCTGAAAAATCTGCCGCCGAAGCTCCGCTCCGCCTGGCTGGAGGGCTGCTGGGATGTGTTCGAGGGGCAGTTCTTTGAGGAATTCCGCATCGAGCCGGACAGGAAAAAATGCATCGAGGCGGGCATCACCCCGGAGCAGGCAAAGGCCGAGGGCCGCTGGACCCATGTGATCACGCCCCTGGATATGAACGCCGGAAACCGCCGGGGCTGGAAGATCTACCGCAGCTACGACTTTGGCTATGCCAAGCCCTTTTCCTGCGCCTGGTGGGCCATGGACTATGACGGCTGCCTTTACCGGATCTTAGAGCTCTACGGCTGCACGGATGTGCCCAACGAAGGTGTCAAATGGACCCCGGACAGGCAGTTTGAGCAGATCGCCAGGATCGAGGGCACCCATCCCTGGCTGAAGGGGAGGAACATCCAGGGCGTGGCAGACCCGGCCATCTGGGACAAGAGCCGGGGCGAGAGCATCGCCGACACCGCTGCCCGGTACGGGGTCTACTTCACCCCCGGCGACCATGAGCGGATCGCCGGCTGGATGCAGTGC